GAACCCGGCGTTCGTCCGCTGGCTCATGGGGTTCCCTCCCGAGTGGGACGCCTCCGCGCCTACGGGAACGCGATCGTCCCGCAAGTCGCGGCGGTCTTCGTGAGAGCTTTTATGGAAATGGAACGATGACCTTCGCGCCGCCACGTCGCGCAACTGCGTCGGCCCAGGGCTTCCACTCGACGCCGACGTACCGGGCTGGCGGCGCATTTCAATCAAGGAGAGTGAAAGATGCCGCATCACAGCGATGTGCCAGGATTCAACCTCGGAGCGACTGGCAGATTCCCAGAGGGCAAGATCCACGCCTCGGACGAGGGGGAACTTTCGTTCGCCGTCGGCGCCAAGGAGGGGAACGTCATCGTAGAGTTCGGTAAGCCAGTTGCGTGGATCGGGTTGCCGCCGCAGCTAGCGCGCGACTTCGCCGACTCTCTGACGAAACATGCGGACGCGCTGGAGCCGGAATCGAGCATCGCGGCGCGGATCGGAGCGGCGGCGCGAAAGCTCGGAGAAGGAAAAGGAGTGTATTGAGCCGACTTCAACCTTCGCGCGCCCCGTCAGGGAACAAGCGAAATGGGCCGGAGGTGAAAGCAGCCTCGTCGGCAACATCCGCACCGCGCGGTCATGCGCTGCCCATCGTTTTGACCGCTCCCTCGGCGGGGCGCGCACTTTGTGAAAGGAGACCACGGTGCCAAAGCCTAACATCGCAGTAGTGAGGCAATCAGCAAAATGTCTGCGACCTGACTGCGACCGGAGCGAAAAGCACAGGGGGCTATGTAGCCCATGCTATCAGGCCGCGTCGGAACTTGTGCGCTGCAACGTCGTAACGTGGGAGGCACTAGTGACAGCCGGAAAGGCGCTTTTCATGAATAAGGCATCTCGAAAAGGTGCTCCGCAAAAATGGTTACTGGAAGGCACAGAACGGAAAGGAGCCTCTGAATGCTAACCCTCATCCTCGCCGCGATGCTCTCAACGCCACTGACCATCGACGTGGACGGCCACGCGGTAGCCCTCAAGATCCCAGGCCGCGTCCGTACTGAGCAGGTCTCCGGACGCGCAGTCCCCGCATACTCGTCGGAGCAGGCCGAGGCGATTGCCGAGGCGCTCTCCCGCGAGGGTCTGGACTACGCCTTGCCAGACGTACTCGCAGGCCAGGTGATCGGCCCGGAGCCGAGGACGTGCGTGCATATCGACGGCCGCTCGGTTATCGTCGCCGGCGCGATCCTCCACGGCCGCTCCGGCCGCATCATGTGGAGCCCTGCGCAGCTCCGCGCGTTCGCCGACTCGGCTGGACCGCGCGTCCTGCCGTCTCTGATGGGCCTCTACCTCGGGCAGACCGCTGGGCTCGAGTCGGACACGCCGCTTGCTCCAGGGTGCGGGGAGTGTCAGCAAGGCAAGTCCTGCATTGTCGATACCAAAGAGACGTGCTGTGCAGCGGAGAAAATAACCGAATGCATGAGCTGCAAAATTTGCCTCAAGGTCAAGAGGCTATCGGCGGAACTGCCATGAAGCTCGTACCGTTGACGAGGGGCTTCACGGCCCGCATCGATGACGAGGACGAATCCTTAATATCCTCTCACCGATGGACCGTGAGCATCAGGAAAACACGGAAGTACGCGAAGACCTACGTTGGTAACAAGCAATATCTCTACATGCATCGGTTGATCTCCTGTCCGCCGCCTGATCTAGAAACTGACCACATCGACGGGGACGGACTGAACAACCAGCGTTCCAATCTGCGCCAGTGCACCAGATCTCAGAATAATGCGAACGCCATAAAGAAAAGGCAAGGCACGTCGCTATTCAAAGGCGTGTGGCGATCGTCGAAGGGTCGGAAGTGGGTGACGCAGATCAGCGACGGGCACAACCGCCGCGTTCACATCGGGACGTTCGATACCGAAGAAGCCGCCGCCCTGGCCTACAACGCCGCTGCCACATCGCGTTACGGGTGCTTCGCTCGCCTGAACGACCTCAAGGTCTGCGTGCGGGTGCGGAAGCTGACGGCGGAGATGCCGTGAAGTACGAGGAGTTTCTTGACCGCAAGCGGCAGCTTGGTTCCATGAGTGGATTCGAGCCCGTGTTTATGCCTGACTTCCTGTTCGCCTTCCAGCGTTCGCTTGTCGAATGGGCTGTTCGCAAGGGCCGTGTTGCGATCTTCGCCGATTGCGGGCTTGGCAAGACCCCGATGCAGCTTGTGTGGGCCGAGAACGTGGTGCGTCAGACCAACAAGCCGGTGCTGATCGTGACGCCGCTCGCGGTGAGCTATCAGACCGTCCACGAGGCCGAGAAGTTCGGCATCGACTGCCAGCGCGTGCAGGATGGTCACGTTCAGTCGGGAGCGCGCGTGCTTGTCACGAACTACGAACGGCTTGAGCATTTCGATCCCCATGTTTTCGCTGGCATGGTCTGCGACGAATCGAGCATCCTCAAGAACTTCGACGGCAAACGCCGAGCGGCCGTGACAGAGTTCATGCGGATGCTTCCCTACAGACTGCTCTGCACCGCGACGGCCGCCCCGAACGACTACGTTGAACTCGGGACCAGTAGCGAGGCGCTCGGCGAACTCGGACACATGGATATGCTTGCGCGGTTCTTTCGGAACCAGAATAACAATGCTACAGATACGAAGGGCCATTGGCGCGGCTTCCATGCGCCGAGAGCGTTCGAGGGCAAGCAATGGCGTTTCAAGGGCCATGCCGAGCAACCGTTTTGGCGATGGGTGTGCTCGTGGGCTAGAGCATGTCGTCGGCCGTCTGATCTAGGCTTCGAGGATGGTCGCTTTATTCTGCCGGCGCTAGTCGAGAACGAGCACACCATCAAGGCCAGGACCCAACGGCCAGGGTTTCTTTTTGATCTGCCAGCAGTCGGATTGCGCGAGGAGCGCGAGGAGCGTCACCGGACGATTCAAGAACGATGCGAGCGCGTCGCAGCACTGGTCCAGCACTCGGAGCAGGCGCTCATATGGTGTCACCTCAACGCCGAAGCGGATCTCTTGGAGAGCATGATCCCTGAGGCTAAGCAGGTCAGCGGCTCTGATTCGGACGATGCGAAAGAGGAGCGCCTCCTCGCGTTCCAGGCCGGAGAAGTGAGAGTGCTTGTGACCAAACCACGTATCGGCGCGTGGGGTCTCAATCTCCAGCGATGCGCTCATGTCACGTTCTTTCCATCGCATAGCTATGAGCAATACTACCAGGGTGTGAGGCGGTGCTGGCGATTCGGTCAGTCTCGGCAGGTCCAGGTGGACGTCGTGACTACTGAGGGCGAGCGCGGCGTGATGGCGAATCTCCGGCGCAAGGCCGAGCAAGCCGACAAGATGTTCTCATCGCTTGTCGCGCACATGAACGAAGCCATCAGCGTCAGGCGATCTGAGACCTATACGGACACAACGGAGGTGCCAGCGTGGCTGTCAGTGATCAATCCATAACCGACCAGTACGCGATCTATTGCGGGGATGCCTGCGAGGTGATGCCGACGTTGCCGGACGAGAGCGTACATCTGTCGATATACTCGCCTCCATTCGGCGGGCTCTACCACTACTCGTCATCAGAGCGTGATCTGTCTAACTGCCGCAATCGTGACGAGTTCTTTCTGCACTACGAGTTCATCGTGCGAGAGATCGCGAGGCTGACGATGCCAGGCCGCCTGACAGGCGTTCACTGCATGGACATCCCAAGCGGCAACAGCGGAGCCGACTGGCTGCACGACTTCCCTGGCGACATCATCCGAATGCATGAACGGCTCGGCCTTCACTACGTCGCGCGGTATTGCGTGTGGAAGGAACCGCTCGGCGTTCGCAATCGCACGATGGCCAAGAACCTCGCGCACAAGACGATCGTGGAGGACTCCAGCCGGTGCTCAGTCGCATCGGCCGATTACCTTCTCATGTTCCGCAAGAAAGGCGCGAACTCTGTCCCGATCGCGCACCCGGATGGGCTCACCGAATACGCTGGAGAACGACAGATCCCGAACGAACTGAACGAGTATCGAGGATGGAAGGGCAACCAGATCGAGAACCGCTATTCGCATTGGATCTGGAGACAGTACGCGAGCGCATTCTGGGATGACGTGCGAATCAGCCGCGTCCTTCCATTCCGAGCAGCGAAGGATTCAGAGGACGAGAAGCACGTTCATCCGCTCCAGCTCGACGTGATCGAGCGGTGCTTGATCCTATGGAGCAATCCAGGGGACACGGTGCTGACGCCGTTCATGGGTGTCGGTTCTGAGGTGTACGGCGCGTTGGTCAACGGACGCCGCGCGATCGGAATCGAACTGAAGCCAACGTACTACAGGCAGGCCAAGCAGAACATCGAATATTCCATGCGATCCTGGAGAGACCGCCCTGGTCAGACCGCATTCGCGTTCTCACCGCTTCCCGATACCGCCGCTGAAACCGATCCCGCCGAGGTAGCGAATGATTGACCCCGTGCTGCCATGCACCCATTGCGGTATGCCTGCGCTAACTGATCCTGTACTCCGAGTGTGTGCGGTCTGCCACGGTTGGCCTGTCTGCGCTAGTTGCGAGAAAGACAAGGTGCGGTGCTACCGCCTTCCAACGCCTCCTGAGAAGCCAAGACCGGCCATATAGCGCGTCTCCCCGGGCAGGCTCTCGACGCCTCCGAGGACGCGGAACCGGCCCTCCAACCAGCGCGAGGAGACGGCCCACCGCTTCGGGCTGATCTCGCCGAGGACGAGCGCTCCGGGGCCTGAGAGCCCAGCGGAGAGCATGAGGTCGAGCCCGTAGGTCGTCCGAGCCTCTGGAGCGGGGGGGCCCAACCAGTTGAACTTGACCTCATCGACCTGGAGCGGCCCGCGTTTGATCTCACGGCCGTCCACCTGGATCGCGGCATCCCAGAACAGGCGAGCGAACGGCTGGCGACCGGACCACGCCACTTCGGCGCGGCACCCGCCGTACAGGTCGTCCGAGACGATCGGGAAACAAGAGGCGACGGAGCCGCCAGCACGGGCAGTTTCGGTGGGGTTCGTGCGGTTCGTTGAGCTGGATACAGGGGGAGGGGCCGACAGCCCCGTCGCATGAGGTCCTGGGCCTACGCGGCCCGCAATTACTGCGCCTGCATGTGCACCGCTCGGCAAATCAGTGAGCAGCGGCGGGCCTGAGGGCTCGACGAAGCCTTGGGCAGTCAGTTTCAGAGCTGTGAGCGCCTCATCTGTTGCTTTCCTTGCTGCGTCAAGATCATGGCTCGCCCTCCATGAGGTGATCTCCAGCCAAGTGATACCACCAGCCAGG